AAAAAAAAAAAAAAAAAATGTTTGACAGTGTATAACGAATCGTATAAGATATAAGTATCTCAAAATGATTGAGATGCACACACACCAAAGAAGGATAAACAACATGCTAGAAATAAAATATAGATACATCTTTTACGGAAAAGAGATAAGAGGAAAGATTTTTGCAACATCAAAGAAGGAAGGAATCAAAATAATAAAACAAAGAAGCCCCAAGCGTAGACACGGCCTAATGATTAAAGTAGTTGATTCTTTTTTAGGAGATAAATAAAATGAACTTTATGCAAGACCTCACAAAATGCGAACGATATATAAGAGACGACATTGGAAGATTTGGTAAGGTAATAACATATCTAAGAATGTATCAGGACTTTGGTTATGTATGTGAGGGTGAACTCTTACAACTTACACACCAGCACACAGATATAACGCTATGCAAAGATCAGTTAGTTGTTACAACGTGGCCACGTACATGCAAAGACAAACAACAACAACCGGATATGATAAAGACATATGAAGCAAAGAACTATCCTTTGCTCGTTGGATTTTTCGAATACTACACACCGCATCTCAAAAGTATATACTTTTCCAAAGATTCAAAAGAAGAATAGCAACCCTTCAACACACACACACACACACCAAATAAGGATAACAAAATGTTTAATACTATCACAGCTATAGCAAAGTCAAAGCACACCACAACCCCTTTCATCATACGCAATCTAGTAAACAAAGGACTGAACAAAGCAATAGTCAAAGCACTCAAATATAAAGAGACTCTTGTACTGTATAAAGGTATCTCTTTGTTGGATAATGAAACGCCTATCATGGTTGTTATGTCAGGATTCACAAAGGATTCAAGCAATCAAAAGACGGGCCCGCTTGTACAGTTATACATTCTACCAATACATGATAGCCCAAAAGACACATACTTTTCAGGCTCAAAATCTGTATGTGGGGACTGTAAATATAATGGGAATAACGGTTGTTATGTTCGATGGTCACACCTTTCTGCTACATGGAAGAGCGCAAAGAGTCAAGCGGCTATCCCTATGACTTTATCAAAAGAGTTTCTTAGTGGTCTTCGTGTGCGAGTCGGTGCTGCTGGTGATCCAGCTGCTGTACACGCTCATGTATGGCATGAACTATTATCAACTTGTGATAACTACACAGGATACACACACCAATGGGATAAACCCAAGTATCAAAACTTGAAAGATTTATTTCTCGCAAGTGTAGATAATGCACGCGAAAATGAGAAGGCGCACGCGCTCGGATGGTCTACCTTCTTTGTAACAGACAACGAAGAAGAGGCACAAGAAGAGGGTGTGCGTTGTCTTGCAAGCGCAGGGAATACAGACAATCACGGACTACCAACGACTTGCGCAACATGTATGTTATGCAATGGAAAAAGCATACGACAAAAGACGATAACAGAAGTGATACACGGAGCGAGCAATACAAAACACAAGGCACGAAAAGCACGAACACACACAAGGATAACACAATGAAAATATTAGTAGCATGCGAAGAGTCACAAAGAGTGACAATCGAACTAAGAAAGCTAGGTCATGAGGCATATTCTTGTGACACTCAAGAATGTAGTGGAGGCTATCCCGAATGGCATATCTTAGGGAACGCAATCGAAGAAGCATACAGCGGAAAGTACGATATGATAATAGGCTTTCCCCCTTGCACATATCTAACCCGTGCTAGCGCGGTGCGCTTATTCCCAAAGAAAGTCCTGAACAAAGAGCGCTATGCGCTTGGATTGAAAGCAAAAGAGTTTTTCATGGCGCTGTACAATGCTCCTGTAAAATATGTAGCTCTTGAAAATCCTACACCTTTAAAAATCTTTGGACTACCAAAAGAGACACAAGCGATACAACCATGGGAACATGGGCACCCATATACAAAACGCACATGTTTATGGTTGCGAGGACTCCCCCCGATACAACCCACTGACAAAGTTGAGGTTCTTGGTTCTTGGGTTGCACTCAATAGAAGCAAAAAGACCAGATCAAAAACCTTTGAGGGTATCGCGCGAGCGATGGCAACGCAATGGAGTGAAGCATGCAAAGAACAATAATATCACACACACACACGACACAAGAGACGATACAAGGATACACGCTACACACGTACACAATACAATGGAGCGGTGACAACCCACCGACGACAAGAGTGTACAAGAGACTATCTAACCAAGGCTTTGGTGTAGTGTGTTACTGTCCAGCTCACACGTACAAGCGCACATGCTATCACATAAAACTTGCGCGAGTATATGTGCAAGACAGACACACCGACCCCGACCCAACACCAACAAAGAGAGATAAACAATGATGTATAAACAAATAATAAAAACATTCTGTGTAGAAAGAATAGACCTACCAATGAAACAAATACAGTCGGCACTTGAAAGCACCGACTGGACTCAAAAAGTTATCACCATATTAGGCATAACATTCTATGTTCTTCCCAACCAAGTATCGTACAGTATCGAAGGTAGTACAATGTCATACACTATAAACCCATGACAACGAGAGAAAAAAACTATATCGCTGCACTAAAGCAAGAAGCATTTTTTTTACAATGCCAGCTGAGTTTCCATCTGAAAAGAATCTCACTAGTCACCGACCCCGAAATCAAAGAGCAGAGACTTGTCACGATGGGAGACTTGCACCAGCGTGCAATCGATATCAGACGCAAGCTAAGATACCTTGAGCCGACACCGACACAGACCAAACCAATACAACCCACAAAAGGAGAGTACGATATGACAATGATATACAACTACAATGGAGACTACAATGGATAAGCAAACCAAAAGACTAAAAGATATAGCACGCCAGGTGCGATACATCGATCAGTACACCGATGATATACAGACCGACACAGACTGCGATCAGATTGAAGCATTGACCGAATCAATAGGCTGCATCAGCTACATCATAGATGTACTGCAAGAGATAATCAAAGACATAATCACCGACAAGGATACCGACCATGAAAAAGTCTTTCCTCTCAAAGATTTAATGTCAGATTACAACATCACACAATCCAGATTAGCTCATGAGATAGGAGTTTGTAGAGAGACTGTGAACAGATGGGTAAACAATAAGAGAATAATACCAGATAAATACGCTGAACTACTACACAACTTTTTTGAACACCAACTTGAACTAGACCAACTTGAACTAGACCACTAGGAGACACCGACCAATGAAAAAGAATAGAAAGATATACCCGATCAGACTTGACCCCAAAACATACAAGACTTTCCAAATCATTGCAGATGCTAAGGGACTCAACACAGCACAGTGCATCCGACAAGCCCTCGGATTATTTATCGCAGACAACTTGATGATGTTACAAATCAAAGAAGCCGGTTGGGAACACACTACCCAACCGGCCACACACACACCAGTCACCGACAAGGATAACAACAATGACTAGTACACACACTATAACCGATTACATATGCAATGACAACATGCGAGCCGATCAGATTATTTTTGAGGCAACAAAGCACCCAGCTCCACAAGGACGATGGTGGGTCACAAATAAACTATCGAACGCACAGACAGTACAGCTACAAGCGAGTACACTAAAGCATATTATCACAGACAACATGCGTACAAAGACCGACAAGAACGGCAAGATAACTGAGCTGGGGAAAGAGGAGATACCTTTGTTCTGTCCTGTGACATGGGCCACAAAGGATGGGAACCGACAGACAGAATCGGTATCGACAGTCAATGCTTTTATTATGGATATGGATGGACTTGACTTGAGTACAACACAGTCTGTGTTCTCTCGTTTGGATGGTGTATGTTATACTGCCTATTCATCCTATTCTCAGGGACTCAAAAATGGATACACCTTCCGACTTATCCTTCCAGTGTCACGTCCAATCAAAGTGCAAGAGTACACACAAGTGTGGTTCGCTATGCAGAAGTTTTTCCCTGAGAACGACGTACAAACAAAAGATCCTGCTCGCTTTTGGTTCTTCCCATGCGCTCGTACTGATCGACAAGAAAAGAAATGGAGTAAGTTTGGGGATGGTCGCGTGATTGACATTGATAAACTATTGCAATCTTTCAAACCTACCTACCCAAATGCTACAAGACCACAGCCTGTGTCAATACCTAGCAATGATAACCCTATGCCTGTTGATACTCGTTCTTCTCAATCGGGACGATACAAAATAGTGACTGTGCCTGAGACATATCCTGTGACTGGGCACGATGGTAACGCTCACTCGTTTGGATGGTACATCGAACAATGGGATAATCTATACAAGCGCAAAGGCAAGTACCAATGCTACGCTCCAGGTTCCGGCTCGGTTGGCAGTGCTTTTATCTCAAAACAAACCGACGTTTGGGGCGTCGCACGATACCGTATGACATGTGTCAATGAACGCAAGGCACACATTGACTGTATCACTACCGACAATGGACTTGAACTACAATACTCCGATAGCAACCGGAGCTGGAGGTATCTCAAAACAGTAGACAACATTGTCGAAATGATAGACTCACTTGACATGGACGTGTGGAAGTGCGAGATCAGACAGCAAATATTTACAAGAGACACACCAGTTACAGATGTTACTGAGCTAGAGGTTATGACTTTGATTCGCAAGCGATTCTTTTTTGGTCGGCCCATCGAACTAAAACTTGTGCAACAAGCTATCACTTTGCATGCAGAGCAGCATGTATGCAATCCATTGGTAGACTATCTCAATGACCTACACTGGGATGGTGTGTCACGTATACACAAGACACTCCATAAGTATATGCAATGTGAGGATACAAAACTCAATCAAGTGTACTCTACCAAATGGATGATTGCTGCTGTGGCTCGTGCCTTATCGCCAGGATGCAAGGTAGATACAATGCTCGTTGTCAAAGCCCCACAAGGACATGGCAAGGGTACATTCTTTTCGACCCTCGCAGGCCAGTGTCGCATCACTGGATACTCATGGTTCAACTCTTCTCCAATCAACATCGGACACAAGGATGGACAGTCCATACTGCGTACCGCATGGTTGCACGAAATGGCAGAGCTTAGTGCAATGGCGAAGAAGGATGCGAACACTATTAAAAACTTCTTGTCCGATAGTACAGACACGTTCCGACGTGCGTATGACAAGTACGAAGTAAAGGTAGACCGCTCTTCGCTGTGTCTTGGTAGTGCTAATGATGATGATGTTGCAATCTTCAAAGACCGTACAGGCTCACGTCGCTATTGGTTTGTGGAGTGCATTGGAAAGGAAGACTACATGGCTTTCAATCCAGCTGACTTGGCATCCGAACGAGATCAGCTATGGGCAGAAGCTGTGTCTGCATACAAAAATGGTGTACAATGGTGGCTCACACCCGAAGAGCAGACACTATCACGAAAGACCAACGAGTCTCATACTGTGACTGGGATACACGATACACTTATTCAGGAGTTTGTTGATGAAAAGGCTGGACAGTATTTCATCATATCGGATATGATTGAGATAGTCTACAACGGACGCACAATCAAACCTGTATCCTATCCGAACTTCTACCCTTCTCTTCTTGCACGTATGGGATGTGAGCTACAAAACAATGGCAAGCGTTGTCGTCGCAATGGAGAGAACAGAGCAGGATGGTACTTCTCACCCGAACAACATGAACCACCAATCCTTTCTTAGTCTACTCAAAACTGGACTCGTCTCCGAACTCGCTGTGATTGACATGTTAAACAATCACAGCGATTCTTTCTTTTCTCTCTTTGCTATGTACGATGGTATGTATGCACACTTGCCTGAAAACAAGGCTACGCCATATGACATCGTTGTTGAACTTGGGAATGACATACGTACCATTGAAGCCAAGTCTGCCAGGTGTGGAGATAGATACCCTACATTTTTTGCAGAGATAATACAGACCGGAACCATGGGATACGCAGAGTACTTGGTACACGTACCCAACTATATAGTGTACGTAGATATACCGACAGGACTACACTACTGGTACAATGGAGACATGTTCGTAGCTGGTATCAAGTCTATGTATGTTCATCGCATCAAAGCACCCAACGCAGATGCAGAAGGTGTAAAGTTTCTAAAGGAATCCGAAGTGCATGGATACATAGGTAAGACCAAACAGATTCCGACCAGATCAGACTTGGAACAATACTACTCATACGCTATATCTCAACGTATGCTCGAACCAAAGACACCGACCATCTATAAACAAGCTCCGTTCTTGCCCGACCTGTAAGCTATGCTTTCTTGGCTCGCTTGCCTTGTGACTTTCTTCGGATGTTCGCACGCTTCTTTGCAGGAGAGATTTGCGATGCAGTCTTTGGAGTTTTCTTCGACACCTTTTTTGTGGGCCTACAATACTCTGTCTTTCCTCCAGCTCCACAAGCCCGACCCGTTTTCGTGTCCTTCCATTTCTCTTTCTCCCATCGCTTGAGAGACTTACCCTTTGCTGTCTTTCGTACTTGGCCTTTGCCTTTCCGACACTTGGCTATGGCCTGACTTGCGCGAGCGGAAGGGAACTTCTTGTAAGACTTCTTGATCTTTTTGTAACAGCTATCTTTTGCCACGTTTCTTCCTAATGACTTTCTTCTTGGGCTTTGTTGACTTGACTTTGTAACCAGTCTTGTACTTCTTGTTGGGCATCTTTGCTCCCTTCTAATGTAAATAAATATTCAATCCACAACAACACATAATCTTTGTCTGTTATCTGAGACAACGCACGAAAAAACCATATCAAAGAAACCACAGAAGGTTGGTTCCTTCCCTTGACCCAAGCGTACACAGAGTTTTGATGCAAGCCAGCTCGTATTGCAACCTGCTTCATTTGTCCATGTTCAAGATGACGTTTCAAAAACTCTTTCAGCATGTCCGGCCTTTCTTGTGTTGCTTTATTTGTTCAATAAGAAAGTGCCCACAACATTTTGTTGCAGCAAACTCACGATGATAATGTACTTCGGACCATCCAAGTTTATACTTATCAAGTAGCTCTGTAACAAAAGCCATCAGCTTATCAAAGCGAGGCTTTGGACAATGATAATCCTCAAAGTTTCCTGTGATGCAGATACCAATACTGTGTGAGTTATGGTTGAGAGTATGAGCGCCACGTTTATTTATGGGCCTACCTTCTCCAACACTACCATCTTCCAAGACAACATAGTGATAACCTATACCTCTCCAACCACGAGCCTTGTGCCACTTGTCAATCTGATCGACAGTAGTAGACACCGGACTCGCACTATGGTGTATGATAATCTTATCAATCTTACGTTTACCTCTCGGCATGTAAATCCTCGCCAATGTCAGCAGCAAGCACACCCAAAACTTCAAGCAAGTCTTTTACAAGTTCTTCCTTTTCTTTGTGTGTGAATCCACCTTGTGCATAGTTCACAAGTTTTCCAATCAATGCAAAGATTTGTATCCAGCTTGCAGGAGTTATATCTATCTTTGGCATTAGTATGCCTTGTAGTTATAGCCACGAAACTTGACCGATGGTTTTTTCATCCCACCTTTTCGTACCTTAGTCCCACTGTATGCTTTCTTTGCTTTGGTCTTTTTGTTTTTACCGTACATGTTTCCTCCATTGTTACAACCACAACTCATATTATCTCCTTGTCTTCTTCTTTGCACCAGGTCTTTTTGTTTTCTTTCCACCAGGCCATAAATCTTTACAAGCCCAATACCCTGCTGTTGTAGGATCTTTTTTCGATGAACATTTATGTCGCGCACGAAATGATGATTTTGCACTATCAGAATAGTTATGCTCGTATCCTTTTGCACCGTACTTTACCAATGCCTGTCGGCCTGACTTGCATCCGAGTACAACCTTCTTCTTCTTTCCATAACCTGCTTCGCCTTTGCGTAATGCTCTTGGACGATTGCACTTCATGTTCTTTTTATTTATCTGCTTGGGCATCCTTAATATCTCTCACGTCTCTTGATATATCATCTAACTTATCTGACAACTTTTCCATGTGGTCTTGA